ATGGCAATCCAAGACGATTTTACTATTGACTACGTGAACCGTCGAATCACGTACTCCACTGCCTTTGTGAATGATCGGCCTCCGAGCATTTACACTGTCAATGAGTTGTATTCGTGGTTGCAAGACACGTTCGATGAACCGGCACAGATGGACGACCCCATCCCGATGTCGGCCCAGACCCCGACTCAGTACACCTTGCTGTACCCGTGGTTCATCGACAACGAATCTGTCAAGGGCCTCTACGGCGGTTCGATCCAGACGTCCGGTTGGACGAAGTCTGGTTCCACTGGTGTCACTGCTCTTCGTTATCAAGATACGCCGACCGACCCGCCGACTACCTCTGACGTTGGAGTTACCGTCACTGGCGGCACATCGACGGCAACTGGCGTTGTGCTGGCCGTTGACACAGCAAGGCAAATCATTTGGGTTCGCAACACGTCAGCCGCCCAGTTCCAGGACAACGAAGCTGTTACTGGAACCGGCATCAACGTTCAGACCATGACTACCAGGGGTTTTCAAACCGGTGAGAGCATCTGGTCGAACCTGTTCTCTGTCGGTTCGAAAGCCGTCACATCGGAAATCTACATCGGTCAAGAACCTGACCAACTTGGTGGCACGGCTTACCACGACCCAGACACCGACTCTCGTTTCGAACGCAGAATCGAGAAGATCGACGAATGGTGGGACGTGGACGTCGATTTCTTCACCGGCTCTCCGAACCTTTTGGGCGGTACCGGCCATTTCGACGTTCTTGTACAGACCCAAGAACTTGGGACTGTGATCGACGGCTCGAGATTGGCAGTCTACGCTCGAGAATTCGGTCGAGTCTACACTCACTTCGAATTGGTCGGCGGCGTTGGTAACTTCGTCGTGCCGTTCGCCTCGACCGGTGCCGACTTGAACTCGGCTGCTGGCCCTTACACAGTCGCCTTCGACAACAGGACCGGTGCGGATCTCGAAGTTGGTGACGTTCTCGAAAACGATGCCGGTGAAGCAATTCCGACGCGATTGAGGGCTGTCGTTACGGCAGTGACAGGCGGTGCTGCTACTACAGGCACGATCGAATACTATCTCATTGGTGAGAATGAGCCGCAAACGACCACCGATCGCACCTTGCTGCAACTCATCGACAACACCGGCCTCGATGTTCGCGGTGATACCACGAATTTCGATGTCATGGGTACTCCGACGCAGGTCACAAACGGCCCGGCTCAATCGCAAGGTATCACAATCACGTTCGCCGACGCTCAGGTTGACGTTGACGAAGATTCCACGACTGAAGAATATGCGTGCACGATCAACTGCAACAACGTTCCACTGGATGAGGTCTACAGACGCGTGCAGTTTTTGACGTGTCGTGGTAACCAAGACGGCACCACCACTAATACACAAGACACACTTTTGCCATCTGGTAACGTGGCCCTTGGCGAAGCTGGCGAATTTTACCGGGCAGTTGGTGACATTGTCTTCAATTACGACGGCGGGGTCGGTACTCAGCCAACAGAAGGCGATCTGGTTACAAACGGTGCTGGTGCTTACGGTGTCGTGGTGTCGATTAATGCTGGCACCACCGGTGTTTGCGTCTTGACCCAGGTGAAGGGTACGTTCTCTGACAACGACGACGTCTTCGAGATCGACGCGGCTACCACTCCGACAACAAACAAAATCGTGGTTATGGGTACCCCATTGTCTATTACGGACAACACGGGTGCTCCGTTTGGAACCTTTGCCGGTGGTCGCTGGTTCTTGGCTCAAGGCGTGGTTCTATCTAATGTTCCTGCCGCTGACGCGAACAACTGGGAAACATCGGACCTCACAGGTACACGACGTGTGCCGCCCACGGTTCGTGCCATCACATTCGCTGGTTTGGTCGTGAATGACCGTGCCGCTATTTTCCAGGTTGGAACCGCTGGTGGTGATAATATCAGCAAGGCTCAAAATGGTGTTGCTGGCACAGCCGCCGTTGGTGCCACAACATTCACGCTCGATTCGTCTGTTTCTCTCGACGTTCCGACTGACGGTTGGGTGCGAGTCGTTGACACAAGCGATGCTGCCAACGGTACCGAATTTAGATTCGAGTATTCGTCGGTATCTGGCACGACCGTCACTTTCCGCACAGGTGCCGGTTTGTCTGGTGCCGCGACGAGTCTTGGTTCGTCTACAATTCTCAACGACACCGGTGCCTTTACGAACTTCGGTACGGATGGCGAAGTCAAGACTGGCCACGAGATCAGAAACGTCACTGATGGCTCGAGAGCTACTGTTCTCCGTAAGATCGACAACGACTCGATCGAAACAACTCCGCTTACCGGAGGCGTTGACAACACGTGGCAAGCCACTGACTCGTGGGCCGCAAACGTGGTGGTCGTTGCTTTGGACGGCACCGATACTGTCTACTTCCCATTCATTGACGATGTGGTCGTCACTGGTACCTCATTGGCTACAACAGTCAAGTATGTAGGTAACAAGGACCTCATCGCCCGAGCCCGTTTCTCTGACCCAGACGTCGGTGGCCAACGGATTCTGCCGTTCGAACTGCGGAACGTTACGTTGACGGACGCTGACCTTACGGTGACGGCGATTCGTACCAATGATGACATTGCAACGTAACGGAGTTGAGTATGGTAGGCAGAATTGTTGACATTGCTCCCGGCTTGCGAGCCCACATAGTCGGTGAGCATCCTCTCGACAAGTACGATCCGAAAAAGCTGGCGATAGATCTCGCTTCGCATCTTCAAGGGGTCAACAATTTCGCATTCGATGCCAGAGTCTTTGGCGAAAGAGCGGCTGTCGAAAAGAAAAGTGCCGCAGAACTTCGCAAGCTCTTGGAAGAGATGGCGGAAAGAAAGGAAAAGGGGATCAAATCAACAAGTCGTATGGACCCGATGGAAACATACGACCCAATGGCGATCAAAACCCAAATCGCAGACCATGAAAGGAATGCGGCAAAATTCGAGATGGATGCTCGAGACTTCACGGCGAAAGCCGAAAGAGAACAGCGGAAAGTTAATGAAGTGCAGAATCTTCTCCGTCAGGTGAATCAACATCTGAAGGAATCTGCGGTCGGGGAGAAGGGCTAGATGAATGCCCACACTAGAATTCAGACGGGTGGACAAACACATTGTTGTTCCTTCACCCGACACATCTGTGACGGTTCAGGAGATCTACGATCAATCGCAAGAATGGTTGTCTGATCAAGAGAACCTGCGAGAGACCGTCTTCGTCGAAGCTGCTGGAAAGTTCGACCTTGGTGGCGGTGAGTTCACTGCCGTATCTCTCCGTCTATTGAACGATTGGCAGCTGAAATTTGAGGACCGTGTATCTCCCACAGTCTGCCTCGTCCTTGGTGGAAACCTGATTGCGAGCAACACCTTTGGCAACAATCCTGTTGCTAATTCCACCAACGTCTTCCCACAAATCCGCCAATCGACCGCCCCGGCCGGTATTGCCACCGGTGGTTTGGTCACGACCTTGCAAGAAGTTCGCGATGCGATGCAGTTGGCTGCTACCGGCATCACTCAAACTGGGTCTGTCGATGGCAAATTAGATAATCTAGCGTCGAATCCGGCTAGCCTTAACCCGCAAGAAGTCCGCGACGCGATGTTGCTCGCTCCGTCGCCGACTCTTGGCGACCCAGAGGTTGGATCTGTCGACGACAAGTTAGATGAGATAGCTCTGAACCCGGCGAGTCTCAATCCTCAAGAAGTTCGGGACGCATTACTTCTTGCTCCATCGCCGACTCTAGGTGATCCTGAGGTGGGATCAGTTGACGACCAACTTGCAACATTGCAAGGATCTGTCGACAATATAAACATAGACCCGACTGCGATCAATGCTCACACTACGGCGGAAGCGGATAGAGTAATTGGTGCCGTTGATACTCAGACCACCGCTTTGATCGCTGAAATCAACAATTCTGGTCTAAGCCCTGAAGCGAAACAGGAATTAATCGACGCTCTGTGTCAGTGCGTGGAGAACATCCAAATCATCGCTTACAAAGAGAGAGTGGTGATGGGGCCATGCCAGACAGGTGAAAACACAACTGCTCAACAACAACCATTGCCGCAACAACAGGTACCGGTAGTGCCGCAAGCTCTTCCACGGAAGCTGAAGCAAGTACCAAAAATGATTCCACGTAAGCCGATGGACGAGCAGTAGGTCAAAGATACTGCAAAGGGAGACCAATTATGGCCAGATGGGTACCATTTACCGCACACATCAGAATCGTTCCCGATCGCGGGTCAGGTCAACTGAAGACCAAACGGTTCGAGACGTGGCGTGATATGCAAAAAATTGCGACTCTCATGTTCGAGGGTCTCGAGGCTTCCACGTCTCTGAATCTCGCAGAGCCGGGCGGCGGTCAACACCAATCTCTTGGCGGTCAAGGCCGCAGTGGGATGAGTGGTCTTACTCGTGGCACCGGTGTAAAGCCACAATTCGGCGAGGCACCGGCTCAAGCGATGATCACCGGTTTCTACGACGCAAATGATGCGAACAATCAACCGCATCCGGAGAAACAGTTGATCCACGCTGGTGAAACGCTTACCGGTCCTGGTGCCACTCCTTGGCTCCAAAATCCGGCTGCGGCGACAGACGCCGGTTGTGCCGCTTTGCGGGCTGAACTCGAAACACGAATTTCGGCCAATCTTCCGGCAGGTGTGTCATTCGAGATCTTTCGGATCGATTACTCTGGCGTGGTGTATGGCGACAAAGGATATCACTTCCCGTAATGAAGATGGCGAAAGAGGACCTTCAGTATGTTCGGCAATATCTTGCTGAACAGGGTAGGGAGATGACTCCAGCTGAGGTTCTGGAGGTCATGCGGGAAGTGAAGAAAGTTGAAGTTGTTGACGAACCGGGTCTAGTGACCCTGATGAGGAACGATGGCAATCCTGGCACCGGCAGAACTTCCGAGCGTCCTGAAGGTCCGTAGCGACCCGATGAAGAAGTATGTCCTGTCGAAGCTTGGGCATCCGATCACCGAAGTAGAAATCTCAGAAGATCAATGGGAGACGATCTTCCGAGTCGCTGGTGACTTCATTTCGGGCTATTTTCCGCGAGAACAAAAGCTCGCGATGTTCTACACGACTCCGCTTCAATCAACATATCCTCTGCCTGAGGATGCTTACTGGGTTCAAGAGGTTCATTGGGACCCAGTAACGACAAGGATCGACGACGTTTTCGGTGCTGAATCGTTCTTATTCAACATCGGCAACATTTCTGGCATTCAGAACATCCTGACAGACTACCACCTGCTCCAAGCTTACCGCAAGTTCTCCCAGAAGGTTCTGGGGACGGAAGGACACTGGGAAGTTATGGGCGAGGCTGAAGGAAACGTCCAGGACGACGCTCTCGACGCCAAAGATCAGTTGATTCGGCTGTATCCAACGCCGAAAGGTGCATTCCCGGTAGTCGTTTTATACACGCCGGTTGTCAATCATTTTCGCAGTCCACAAGCACGACAGCTCTGCTACGACATGATGCTTGCCGAAGCGAGAATTGCAGTCGGGATGGCTCGCCGCAAAGTTGCTGGTATGCCGACGCCGGATGGTGGAACGATCAACTATGACGGGTCTGATTTGGTGCAGGAAGGCCAAAAGGATAAAGACGAGATCGTCGAGATGGCGATCAAACTAGGCGAACCCATGGGCATTTGGTTGTGGTAATATGACGATTTCATTGCCAACCGGAGAGAAGGTTTCCACCAAAGACATTGGTGGTGAACATTACCAGCGTGTGATCCCAACGGACGCATCTGGCAACGAACCCAGTGATCAAACACCGTTCCCAGTCGGTTTTCCATCTTCATTCAACGATGCTTTCGGTCGATTTCGAGTATCGAACCCGAAGACGCTCGGCGATTTCAAACAAGTCGTAAACACTCACAATCCTCTGATTTGGTCTGAGAAAACCGCTGGCGGCGGCAATTCGCTTTACGATCAGGCCAAAGCTGCTACTAGATTGCAACTTGGTACATCTGCCGGTGATTCAATTATCCGCCAGACAAAGAGGTACTATCGATACTCGCCTGGAAAATCGCTTCTGGTTTACTTCACGGCGGTGTTCCGGACCGGACAAATCAACAACGTCAAACGCGGCGGCTTCTTCGACGACAACAACGGCCTCTTTTTCGAACAAGAAGCCAACGATATGAAAGTCGTTGTAAGAAGTAGCACTAGTGGGTCACCGGTCGATACGGCAGTAAGCCAAAGTAATTGGAACATCGACAAGTTCGACGGAACTGGTAAATCTGGCATCTTGCTAGATCAATCCAAATCTCAGATCTTCACCATCGATTTCGAATGGCTCGGTGTCGGCAGGATTCGTTGGGGATTTGTGATCAACGGGATTACATACTACGTCCACGAGACGTATCATGCGAACCTGAAATCGATGGTTTTCATGTCGACTCCGAATTTGCCGATGAGGTTCGAGACGTTCAATCAGAACATCACCAGCCAATCGACAACATTCGATCAGATTTGCTTTTCTGTTCTGCTTGAAGGACCTGGTGGAACAGAAGGAATTAAGAGGTCGACTGACACAGGCATCGCTGGAAAGCAATTCAGTAATGCTCAACTGACTCCGATCATTGCTCTTCGATTGAAGTCGACAGACATTCGTTCGACGATCGTTGATCTAGCCGCGAAAATTCTAGCCACCACCAATTTTCGGTGGGCTGTGATCTTGAATCCGACGATCACTGGCGGTGCTGCAGCTTCGTGGCAGTCATTGGCTAACAGCGTCATCGAATACGATCTTACTATGGATGGTGCGATCACCGGTGGAATTGTCCTCGATAGCGGGCATGAGGCCAGCAAAGCCGATTCGACGATGGACACGATTCTTGGACCTCTTGATGATATTGGCATGTATGCCGATATCAATGGCACATCTGACATTATCATTCTAGCCGCCCAAAAATTAAGTGGTGGCACCGATACAGCACACGCCACTTTGAGGTGGAGAGAACTGATATGACACTCGCAACTATTCTTTATCCTTATGACTACCAGGCACCGGCTCCGTACAAGAAGCCGACTCCTTCTCGTATGCAAACCACAATCAGTTTGCAGCTGGAAGTGATCGCTGGGAACAAGGTCTTGGTGCCAGGATGTGAGCCAACGTCAGCTTTGTCGTCCACAGTTCTGTCGTCGTATCTCGCTGAGTCCGGCTGTGGAAACGCTATTGTCGATTTGCAGGATGCCTTGGAGGCGATTCCTGGATCATTTGTGAAGCTTGGCTCGAACTTCAATCGTGGTAACATGCGGCAGAAATGGTTTGTCTTGCCGCCGGTTGACACTGATTGTCCTTGTGCACAATATCCAGACTATTACGACATTCTCAGAGGCTTGGCAAATGAAGAATTGCCGGTCGAAGAGAAGTTCGACGCCTGCGATGTGATCGGGATGGGCTTCTGCCCATCGCCGGACTTCAATGACACACCGAAGCCGCCGAATGATCCATACGTTCCTGAAGGATCATTCCCGGCCGGAGTTGGAGTTCTGCCGCCTGTGCCGCCATGGGGCTTGTCCGGAACTTAGAATGGGATATCGTCGTCATCCAGATAACGATCTGGCACGATCTTCTTCCCATCAACTACTGGATAAGCCGGTTCATTGTCGAATCTGAAGGCAAGGTTTCGAACCGCTTCGTCTATACGGCCGACAGCTTCGTGAAGGCCGACGAGGTAGCCGATTCTTCTGGCGGCTAGGTCCTTATCGTCTAGAATCGCGTCTTTGAAGGTCTCGAGATTCTTTCCTATCGCTACCAGATTCGCGTTGATGTAGTCGACGGTTCGAATGTTCCAGATCCAAGATTCGAGACGCTCAAAGAAGTCTGGTTCGTCGTAAGCCAGTTTCAGACTGTGATCCCTATCATCACCTTTTTGGCGATGCGGGTCGGTTGTGACTCTAATCCCATCAGTCCAATACTCGATGGTGAAAATGGGTTGTCCGCTGCATGTCGGATCACGATAATAATCAATCCTGTCGAATGCCGAGTTCTCGTTGATGATAGCGACCGGCTCGGAACCGAGAGGGACCTTTTGTTTCCAGTTGTTTAGGTTGAACTTGATGTGCTCAAGAACCCAGGTGTCGATAGCAATCGTGCTGGACAGTAGCTTTTCGATTTGGTCTTGGGTCTTTTCCATACAACTCAAATACAAAAATAGAGTATGACAATTCATCGCTTCGCAGTTGACACAGGGCAGATTAGCCCAGGAACTTTCGATGCCGTGTGGGAGAGTTACCGCACGGAGGCGGAGCAGCGGCATACCAAGATCGCCCTTCACGACGTGGAGGTTGCGGATATCAAATTGGCGAGACAGCTCGCGGACGAGATCATCCACGTCTCCGGTGCAGAAATTAAGGTCTACCTTCGCACCGACAACGCCGATAACGATAATGTCTGGGATTCAGATGCTGATCCGACTTACTGGGACGCAGTCTTTATGAAGGCGTTCTTCAAGCCTGCACCAATCGAGGTGAAGCTTGAGAAGTGGGGTGCGGATTTGACAGATCACCGCACAGAGGTGGTCTTTAGCCATCGGCAGCTGCACGAGAAATTCCAGAAGAGAATGCTTCGGCCTGGTGATGTTCTGCAGCTTCCGTACAACGCTGCGGCCATTAGTCCGAAGAATTTCAGAATCACCAACGCGACTCCTAGCGGGAATTTTCGCTACATCTGGCTTTATTACACATGTCAGGTTGAGGCCCTCACTGCGGACATTACCGTTCGTCCGCAAGAGGACATGCCTGAGGAAGAGCAGTTGCAGACAAATGGCGTCTACCGGGAAAGCGTCTAAGCAGATTAAGCAAATTCGCTCTAGTCATGCTGTAGCGAATCACCGCTTCTTCAATATGATCATCCAAGGGGTGATCAAACGGATGGAGGAATCTGTTCCCGGTTTAAAGATAGAACAGTCTGCTGCCAGTGTGACCAAGACTGGCGGTACCCAGGTTCTGATGGGCAGGATCACTGTCAAGGACCAAGAGGAATACGAGACTGTCGATGCGAAAGTGCGTCAGACATTCGACTCGTTGAGGAATCCAGCTGACTTGTTGTCGACGATTCAATAATGCCAATCTACGACTTTGGAGCCGATTTTTCTGTCAAGCAGGGGTCAACACAGGTCCCTCCGCAGCAGATTCCACATGGCTTACGTCAAATCCCTGGCATTCAACAGCTGAGTCACGTCGAGGGTGGTAGAGTCGGGATCTCAGGAGACGGTGATGTCCCGATCTATCCTTATCACCTCGAAGAGTATCTGCAGCCAGGATTTCGCTCTCTTGACGATTCGATGAAGCAATACTGGTCTGGCATCAGAGTGCCGACCAAGGATTCATATCGCTTCATGCGGGTCAAGATTGCCGGTGGCGACAAGAGCGTTCTGATCTGGAATGACGATCTTGTTGAGGGCCGCGTGCGACTACCTGTTGCAGCTATCAGCCGCGAGAATCACGAATTCAACCCGGAGAAGTTCAGTCCGCCTTATCATGCGATGACTGCGAGATATCTCAGCAGTCGTGGTGATCAGGTTGCGAAGATTTATCGTCCGACGCCGTGGCTCGTTGAGTACAATTTGACTATCTGGGCTGAACACAAAAGGGATGTGGAGTACATACTATACCAGGTGCTAACCCGGTTTAATCCGCTCGCTGAATTCAGGATGTTCGATGGCAAGCTTGAAGGGAACGTTCAGCTTCGGTATGGCGGATCTACAGATGCGAGCGATAAGGAAGCAGGATTCGACACAGATGCAAAAGTACGGTATGAGGTGACCACTACTGCGGAAGCGTGGTTGCCTCTGCCAGAGAAGATCGTCAAAACTGTTCTCGGTCGAGTTGTTAATCTCCAAGAGGCTGTTGGCGAGATTCTTCTTGCTTCCAAAGCTCAAGCAACGGGTGCGGCTGGTGGCAATTTGTGGTATGAACCCGTCCAAGACCCGGTAAAAGCTGAGGAACTGATTCAATGAGCAAAGCCAAGACAAAGAGTCATGTAGTGCGGATCTACAACTGCTCTTCGCAGATGATCGCTCTGCAAGTTCGTCCCCCAGGAAGTGACTTCTACCGCAACGAGCAACAGGTCAGGATCAATCCTGGCAAAGACGCTCTGTTGCCAAAATCTCATCTGCGACGAGAGCAGATCGAGAATTTGCAGAAGAAACGCATGATTCAGGTCGTGTACGATTCTGAAACCCATGCCGATCGAGAGGCAGCAGTTACTCCCTAGGTGATCGTTCCGTCAAAAATACCTCAGAAGTCAAGAATTTGACGTACGGAGTAGACACCAATGGCAGTATACCTAAGTCCGGGTGTTTTCCCTCGCGAAATCGATCTGAGCGTCATCCCGACAGCCATCGGGCCGCTCCGTCCTGCATTCATCGGCACAGCCAACAAAGGCCCTGTCAACGAAGCAGTCCTGATCACGAATTCGCAGCAGGCGATCGACACATTCGGTGAACCGTTCCCGGAAAGCTACCTCATGTACGCCGTCCTGGCGTACCTTGAAGAAGGCAACCAATGCTACGTCATGCGTGTTGGCGTTGAGTGTGCCGAAGGCCAAGGAACGGAACTCAGCTCGATTTGTATCGATACAACCGGTGGCCGAGGTGCTGGTTGGGGTCGAATCCCGCTCTTCCAAGGTATCGACTTCGGACGAATCAATCTCCGCGAAGTCGGCGATGGTGTCGGCGACAATCCGGAACCATTGGTATTCCATGCTGCCTCCGTCAGTGCTGTTGACTATCGCGATGTTGATGTATCCAGCACGTTCGGTGCAACCGCCGCGACGCTGAATATCACCGGCACCTACACCGGCGATATCGACGACTCGTGGGTAATGATCATCACATCGGCCCCGAACCTCTCCGACAACGCCCCTGTTGCCGGTGCTGGCTACCAGATTGTCCGCAACAGCGACGGACAGATTGTGGCCGAAGGTACCCTCGACGACCCCGGCGACAACGGTCAATCTTCGTTCATTCCGATCGGTGATGGTCTCTCTGTCCAAGTCGAAGTTACGTCCGGCGTTCTTGACGAAAACGACACATTCACATGGTCCGCAGCTCCGGACAACCGTGATTTCTCGGTTTCCGTCGAAGGTGGAGTGGCTACTGTTTACACCATGCCATCGGCGACCTACACGACGGTCTCCGACTTCACCGACGCTGCCAACCTGTTGCTGTCTGGTGAAGATTACCAGTTTGTCGACTATACTCTCGATGACGGCGTCACCGTTATTCCGCAGATCAGGTCGAACACGGCTGGTGACCGCATTCAGCTGATGACGACTCAGGCGTGGGCTCTCGAAGTCGGAACCCAACAGTACGCATGGGATATTCCGAGATCCTATCTTCTCGGTCTCGACCCAGGCCCGTACGACATCACCTCCCAGAACAACCGTGTTCGAGTCAACCTCGTCGGCGAAAACAGCACGCTCGACGTCGAATTCAACGTTCCAATCGGCCTTGCTCAGACAACGGCTTCGATTGCTGGTTCCATCGATGCGGCTGGTATCGTTGCCGGTGACGTCCTTTGGGACGCCATTGAGTTAACCGTTCCAGGCGGAACTACCCATGTCGTCATCATCACTTCTTCGGACCATCAGTTCGATACGTTGTTGATGCTGGCGAACTACTCGAACCTCCGAACACTGCGGTTTGCCGAAGAGTTGAATATCCCGTTCCCGTACAAGCGGGCCTATCGTGGATTCAACGACAATCGGACGACCCTCCCAGATTCTGGCGAAACAACAGCTTCGGTGCCGCTGTCTTGCGAAACCGACCCGTTTAGCAACGAGTGTGCTAACGATACCGCATACTATGCGAACATCGTCGGTTGGCTCGTTGCCCCGAGTGCCGGTACCTGGGTTGACGGCTACGAAGTTGACGTTGACATCTACACCGAGGGTGTGGGTGATGTCTCCGGTCGCTACAAGATTACGATCACTGGTGCCCAAGGTGAAGCACTGGACGTTGTCGACGATGTGAGCTTCGACAAACGCGAAGAGCGGTACATCGGCAATGTCGTCAATCCTGGTTCTTCCATCGGTGGACAAAACGGAAACCCGTACATCAACTGGGAAGAACGCCCGGCTTTCTTGAACAACAACGTCAATCTGGCGACCTTCGAAGTCCGGCAGCCAGCTCAGTTCAACAACAAGGAATTCGCCGGTCAGGCCAACGGAATTCCGACAGACCCGGCTTACTCCAGTGAATTGGACGCGGCGGTCATCGGCAATCCGGCCACCTCGACCGGTCTGTACGCTTTCCAGAACCCGGAAACAATCGACATCAACCTGTTGACGACTCCTGGGTTCTCGACTGGTGCAGTCATCGGAACAGCTCTACAAATCTGCGAGAGCCGTGGCGATGTGCTTTACATCGTCGATCCGCCGTTCGGCCTCCGACCGCAACAAGTGGTCGATTGGCACAATGGCATGCTGCTTTCCGACCTCAAAGCTGCGATCAACAGCAGCTACGGTGCCCTGTACTGGGGCTGGCTCAGGATTTTCGACCAGTTCAGCTCGGACGAAATCTGGGTTCCGCCTTCTGGGCACATCACGAGCGTGTTCTCCAGAACCGCCCGCGAAACGGAGCAGTGGTTCGCACCGGCCGGTCTGCGTCGTGGTCGTCTTTTGACCGCATTGGACGTGGAATACTCGCCGACTCAGGGCGAACGCGATCTGTTGTACGGTTCTGGAAACTCCGTCAACCCGATCGTCAAGTTCCCGCAAGACGGCATCACTGTTTGGGGCCAAAGGACCCTGCAGCGAACATCTTCGGCTTTGGACCGCGTCAACGTCCGAATGCTGTTGATCTTCATCAAGAAGAACCTGATTCGTCTGCTCAGGAACTTCATCTTCGAGCCGAACGATCGTGTTCTCTGGCGTCAGGTTTCGGCCACAATTGAGCCGTTCTTGGCGGACATCCAGGCACGACGTGGTTTGACGGCGTTCCGAGTCATTGTTGACGAGACGAACAACACACCCGAACGAATCGACCGAAACGAATTGTGGGTATCGGTCTTCCTGAAGCCGACCCGCACGGTCGAATTTGTCGTGCTGAATTTGGTCGTCCTTCGTACTGGTGCCAGCTTCTCGGCTGAGGAGGTTCTGGCGGCCGGTGGTATTGTGACGGCTCAGACGGCCACGTAACTGATGGAGTGAACCATGCCAGGATTCAATATTCTACCCTTCGGCGGAGGTTTCTCTGCCCAAGGCCCAGCGAACACGGTTGAAACCCGGCGTAAACACCGGTGGGTTTTCGAGACGTTGGGTCGTGGGACCGGGACCTTCTCCCAATCGGAGCTGCTGGTTCTACAATCAGCATCGAGGCCGAGCTTCAAGTTCGAAGAACCGGAAATGCACCACAACCAGGAAGTCGCCCGGTTCGCTGGTAAGCAGGACTGGGACCCAGTGACCCTGGTGTGGTACGACGTCGAACAAGACCCGGATGTCTCTCGAGGCATCTACCATTGGATTGAGACGGTGGTCAACATGCAATCGATTTCGGTTGCACACCCGCGATTTTACAAGCGGACCGCCGCCCTGCTCATGATCGATGGCTCCGGCCAAGCGACCGAGCAATGGTCGATGATGGGAACGTGGCCTGCTGCCGTGAACTGGCAAGAACTCGACTACACTTCGACCGACCTGATGACCATCGAAGCGACGATGCGTTACGACCGTGCTGTTCGTGCCCGCTCTGACGGCTCCTGCATCCAGGTGCCCGCTCCGGTGCCGATCCAGCCGAACTGCCCGCAGAACGCGTAAGCAGCGTTGTGAGTCAAGCACAGAGCGGCCCGCCATTTGGTGGGCCGTTCTCGTAGGTAGAAATATGCCAGGATTTAACATTCCTATCAATGGTGCTTGCCACGACGAAAACGCCTTCCAGGAGCCGTCTAGGTTCGATGGGCCTAGCCATCTCATAGAATCAGCGAGAAAACACAGGTATCGTCTCGAGCTGATGCAGGTGAATGGCAATCCAATTTTCGGCACCGATGCTGCTGGTATTCTGCTCTATTGCTACAAATGCACGAGACCAACAGTCGAATTTGACGAAATTGTGATCCATAACGGTCAAGACGAGATTTATCGTCCCGGCAAGAATCGCTGGAAGCCAATCGACTTCACATTCTATGAAGTTTTCAAGGACCAAGAGGCAAGACTTGGCCGCCCAGAAAGGCAGCTTGATCATTGTGCTCAGCTCATCTATGATTGGTGGGCGAAATCAATGCTCAAAACGATTTCGACATCTCAACATGGTCCCCCTAACGAATACCTGGCTCAAGGACGACTTCAGGTCTTAGATGGCGTCGGAAATCCAACATGGGAATACAATCTTCTCGATTGTTGGCCAACCCGTGTGTCGCCATCAGACATGACATATAGCGATAATGAAATCGCTGACTACACGGTGACCTTACGATATCAAAAATGTTTCGAAAGGGAGCCAGTGTTGTAATGCCAGGATTTGTCATTCCAGCAGTCGGATTCGCACCAGTCGGTGGAAACTCGCCGCCAGCTCTTGGTCGGCGTGATTTTTACTACACATATACCTGGGAGATCATCGGTCTCTTCATTGATGGTGCCGCTCCACCATTAGACGGTTCAAATCCACTCATTTACCTCAAGGATTTGACACTCCCAACTTTCACTGCCAATACCGATTCTCTGACAGCTTCGAGCCTTGAATACAAATGGGCAAAGGGTGTTGTTTGGGAAGATGTGAAAGTCAGCTGGTATGATACCAAAGGACTCATCGATGTCCTTAAGAGGTGGAGGCAAAGCGTGTGGACGCCAGATACCGGTCTGCAGGTTGGTAGCGTCTACAAGAAACGATCAGAACTTGCCCAAATCCATCTGCCGACGTTCAATGAAGATGATTCGGTACGATGGCGTCTATTCAACAGCTGGCCGAAAGTGATCAAGCACGGCGAACTGACTTACACCAACAGCGATGTGAAGTTGGTTGAAGTCACAATTGCTTACGATTGGGCTGAAGAGAAATCGCCGACGCCTGGAGCGGCCAGATAGCACGCTGGCTTCGTCTTTGATGGGTGGCGAACGGGAACGTGCCGCCAAGAGTAGATAGCTGCGACAATATGATTCTATTTGTCGCAGGAATCAAAGATGGCTAATGAAAACGATCAGCCCACACCAGAAGAAGAACTGAGTATTGACGGGCCAGATACGCCCTCCTCTAGTCCTGCTGGTGGCAAAGGCCCAGACCCGTCGAGGGTCAATCGGATGGAGACGCATGTTGCGAATCTGTCCGACGTCTCTGTACCAGGCCAAACGGACGAGGAGTTCCTCAACCGGCTGTTGCAAACGCCGGATGAGCAACTGATCCCATGGGAAGAATGTACTCTCCCAAGCCTTGGTTTGTACTACAATTGGCCAGATGGTGTGGTCAAAGTGCGAGCCATGGGTCAAGTAGCTGAGAAGATCTTGGCTACCCAGCGTCTTGCCCAATCGGGGCAATCGATCGACTACCTGTTCCGTGAATGCTGTCACTTTCCGGACGGCTTTGACCCGATCGATCTCCTACTCGGTGACCGCATCTTCTTGCTGTACTACCTTCGCGGCATCACGCATGGCAACATCTATGAATTCGCCATCACATGCCCAGACAAGAACTGCGAGTCAGTTTCCACTCACCGTTACGATCTCAATGAACTTGCCCAGACGATTATTTGGGCAGACAAAAGCCTTGGCATGGAGCCGTTTAAAGTACATCTTCCGTACTTGACTTCGGCGACTGGCCGCGATGTTTGGGTTGCGGTTCGCTTTTTGCGGGCGGCTGACGCAAACGACATGCTGGCCAAACGGAAAGTCAAGGATAAGATGATGGTTCGGCCCGGTGGAGTTCGAACTCGGGTACGCGGCCAACAACAGCGTTCAGCAAATCCGAACCAACTTGCTCAGCAGCGAGAGCGGATCGACGATACAATCACCGACAACATGGAGAAGATTATCGTCAACGTGATGGGCGTTGGTGATCTTTTCACAGTCAGGAACTTCATCAGCAAACTGCACTCACAAGACACTGCTACGATTCGCGAATGGCTTCGCGATCACACTCCCGGTATCGACAACTCCGTCGAAGTAACCTGTCCCGATTGTGGTAACTCTTTCACGACGGAGCTTCCGATTACGGAAAGCTTTTTTCGCCCGGCAAAGCAGTGAAGAGTTCGATAAGTATTACTACCAAATACTCGAACAACAGTTCCAGCTGAAGCATTACGGCAAGTTCTCGCTATTTGAACAAGCTCAGATGGTCTCAGAAGACAGAGCTTGGTACATGAAGCGGCTCGAAAAGGAATTCAAAGAAAGAGCCGAACGAGAACGTAAGCAAGTGGGATCTGTCCCACGTCCTCGCACGCCTTCGAGGCCGCACGTCTCGAAACCGTCGATGCCATCTGGCCGACGCCGTTAAGTCTATTCTTCTTCGTATCAAAGATACCGTAAGAATCGGAGTAGACAATTATGGCGTGTGTCCAACTTGATAACGCATTCCCCCGGATCTCTGCACGGAGAGGTCAAGTCGTCGATCTCAATGTCGATTTCTTGAGGAATGGCGTTTTAGCTGACCCATTCGCGGTCCGCTTCGTCGAGATCTACAAGACGCAAGTGGTTCCTCATAATCTTGTCGCGACGATCCCGATCGTCGATCCATTCGATCCTCTGTATCCGTCACCTCTCTGCCAAGACGACGACTCAACAGGTCCTGGTGAGTGCGGTACGGAGCCTGTGCCTGGGGCGGTGCTGCCAGGAAAGTATCACTTGCCCTACGCTATTCCGGAGGATTTCGAGGTCCCGGACGTCTACTTTGACCTCTGGTATTACTTCGCCGAAAGCCCATGCGACATGGGCACTGATCCGACGAGTTGTGACCTCGACGATCCGGCATTTGAACCGATGCTGCTGAAATGCTGCCATCGTTTCTGGGTTTATCCAGACGAATGGTTCTGCGATGATCGGCTGCAAACAATTCGGTTCGCATTTGAGCCGTTAGACCAGCGTTTCCACACGCCGGAGGTGCGGCCTCTTGAGATCGGCATTATGCCGTTGCCGTTGTACGACTACAACTTCAATTTGGTTCAGCCGATCATTCCGTTTTTGCGTCCTACGATTACCATCGAGACGCAACACTGTGAATTGTTGGTTCAGGATGACCCATGCGAAATTGCCGTCAGGCACGGGTCCTTTAGAACTAATCCGTGGGTAGTACGCTACAATCTGAACACAACTGCGTTCCTGAAAGGCACGTACACGTATCAGATTACCCTAAATCTGCCCGATGGATCAACCCGTGTCAGCCGAAAGTTCATTTTCACGATTTCTTGAGATCAGGTGTCATGACTTCTACACAATTAGAGTTCCTCCCAAGTAAACTTGGCCGACTACGAGAACTCACGAATGAGCTGACTCACGAAGAAACAGAACTCTACTTGTTTTTCAAACTGTCACCCGATTTGTTCTGTTTGGCTGATGCGAACGGCTATCTTCGCAAGATCAACGACGCGTGGTATAAAGTCCTTGGTTGGACCGAAGATGAGTTGATGGAACACAGTTTTTTCGAATTCATCCATCCGGATGACATCCAACGTACGAAGGAAGTCATGGGACACATGACTGAGCAAGATGTCATCAGATTCCACAATCGCTACAGAAAGAAGAATTCAGACGATTATGTCGTGCTTGAGTGGAGTGCGACAAAGTGGACGGATGGTCTGACCTATGCAGCAGCCCGACCGGTCCCATCTGAATGCATGATGTGTCCAGAAGCTGACAAAAGACTCAAGATAATGCAGCTAGGACGAAACCATCGGACTGCTCCGAATAATGCCGGTTGAAACTCCCTTAAATGGCTGGAACGAATACAAAAGATTGGTTCTCGCAGAGCTTGAACGACTGAATCAAGCCGTCGAGAAACTAAGGGAGCAGTCTATAGAGTCAGACAGACAGCTGCAGAGAGAGCTGTTGGAACTACGCGACCAAATCACCAGTACTCTCAGCACCGTTATCGACAAGGGCGATGCTGATATCAAGGCCGAAGTCAAGATCATCGAGAAGAATCTTCACGAGTTCAAGGCCAAATTCCACCAAGACGACAAAGCTTCTAGCTCTTGGGGATTCTGGGCAGCCGTTGTTAGCATGGTTACTGCCCTGATTGTTTCTATCATCAGTCTTGTCGTTACTCTGTACAAGCCTTAG